TTTAGTGATTACAAAACGATTTTCATGGAATGTTCGTATCATATCCTCTTGAAAATCATACATTTCAAAAGGTACAACACCATCATCTAGTGTAATAATCTTGATGTATTTTGCAAAATAAATTGGATCACGAGAACATTTAGCATATTCCAATGCCTGTTCTTGTGTGTAATTCATTGACACACCAACCCGTTTTAACAGGGGGTTGTCACGATAACTTTCTTTATTCTTTGTTGCCATCTTTTAGTAGTTTCGCCAATTCAGCAGTTGTACCAACAAATATTGCTTTATCAATATTGGTATTGTTGACTTCTTTCTTTTTATCCATCTCACGCATAGTTTTTTGAATAGACAATAATTCTTTATTGGCATCTACCATATTTTTGAGTATTGTACCATAAACTTCAAAGGCTCTTGGATGTTGACCAGCTTTAGCAATTTCTAATATTTCGTGCATTGCTTCGTGGCCTTGGTCGATAATACTTTGAAGATTTTCTTTTGATTGCTGATAAGCATCAATCAAATCTTCTTCAATATCTGGTTTTTTATAGTGTGTGGGTAAAACTTGTTTTTTTGGTTCTGGTTCACCAATTGGATTTACGTCAAAAACATCACTAAGAGATTTATCAAGATTGTTCATTTTTTGTTATTAATTGATACTAAAACCAGAAATAAACCATGTATTTGCTTTAACCATCATAAGAGTAGCAACTCCGTAAGGAGTAACATTATGACTACCAGAAATCGTATTGCCTGCACTATACAAAGAAACTCCTACATTAGGAGTAACAGTAATATTTACTGAAGGTACTGTATTTTGCGAGACAACCATTATAGTTGTACCATTAGTATATGTTACGTTTGATGTTGTTGGTATGTATAAAGTAACATTTGATGAGTGTGTATAATAAATGTATTTACCAGCATCAGAAATTTGTAAAACATAATTATTAGATTCAGCATTTTGTATACGGCCATTAGAAGCATTATTAGCAGTATTGAAAGCAGCTAAAGCTATTGTATCAGCAACACCCGAAAAATAGTAAGCAGCATTAGCCTGGTTATATGCTGATTGTGTTAATGCAAAAGTAGAATATGCAAATGTTGTAATAGTGTTTGTTAGAGTAGTAACAAAAGGCTCTGTAGCTATACGAGTACCTCCAACTGTTACACCATCATGAACTGTAATCGTATGATTAGTTCCATCAATGATTAATTCGCCATTAGCTCCTGTTGTATTCGCTACGGCCGTATTAGCATATCTTTTAAATTGTAATGTTCTTGACATTTTTAAGGTCCTAAATCGATTGGGTTTTCTTGTTCGTTATTCAAATTGTCATTACCATAAACAGTTAATAAATCGCCTGAGAAGTTGGTTGTATTGATTATATTGTTACTTGTGTTTGGTAATTCGGCAACTTGGCTAGTATATGTATAAGAACTATTTGCGTTAGCATCAGTTGGACTAGCTGTTGTGATAATTTGTGCTAATTTTTGTGTTGGTAAACTATATGAGTTAAACATATAATTAGAATTTGTTGTTGCACCAATAATAGGTTGAGTAGACACAAAATTTCCATTAATATTTGTTAATGTTAATTGATTATTTAAGGATGAAAAATTCACAACTTTAGCTGAAGCTGTTGATAAAGACAATGAAGTTCCTTGATAAACAATTTCTCCTACTTGATAGGATCCAAATCCTGTATTTGCCACATTAAATTTAATTAAATCTGTTGGTGAAATACCATTTAATATATTCGTAATAGATGTGGTTATAATATTTGGAGTATTTGTTGAGCCAAAAATAAAACCTTTAACAGTAAAATCTAAAGTCCAAATAATAGTTCTTGTGTCAGAATCTCTTGGGCCTTCATAAGTAATATCAAAATTTGTTGTATCTAATATAATTGGAATTTCTTTAATTACACCTAATTCTGGAATAAGATTAATTTTAATTGTATAATCAGGCGCAAAATAAGGCAAAATATGCTCAATGATTTGATGAGCATCTTCAATATTTCTTGTATAAAGATATAAGGAATAATTAAAATTATAAGGAACTGGATTATATTGTGCTACAACTCCTGAAGCAGTATTGTAAGCATTTTTGGTATTTGTAATTTGTTTTCGTGTAGAATCATAACTCATACCAGTCATTTCGTATGACAATCTAGGTAAAGTCATTTGAACTTTTTTATCTAAATTATAATCACCTTCAATACGTTGTACATATAATTCCTTTGGGGCATATGCAATAGGAACAATAAATCTTTCCGCTTCAGTTAAATCTGGATTGTAACGAACTAATGTGATGTTACTAAACAAATCACCAAAACCTACCGTTAGTTTACGAATGATGTGATTATAATTGGACATTATATACTTCCAAATGGATTTGTTTCTGATGAATCGACAATTGTAGAAAAAGAATTTGCAATATAAGCATTATCATAATTTTCTTTGTTTGATGGATTAGCCAAAGGATCAAAAGTACTTAACGTGTATTGTGCGTTGCTTGTGTATCCAATAATGAGTTGATTATCAATAAATTCACCGGCAATATTGGACACAGAAAGTGTGCTAGAAGAAGGAATCCAGGATTGAACAATAGCAACGCTGTTAGCATTTGCATATGTTGAGTCGGCTGATTGATATACAATTTCTCCTGTTGCATATGTTCCAGTTCCTGTTCCAAGATTGAGGTGTAATGTGTAAGCTGAATCTGTAACCACAGAATCAATATCTGCCGTACCTGTATTGATAATTTCTTGTGAATACTTGAACTTCTCTAATTCCAATTCGTAGAAATATGGCACTTTTCTGCCTAACATAAAGAAGTCTTTAGTTTGATTTGTAAATTTAATCTCAAATAATTCACCAGTACCGTTTAAAAATGGAACGTAAATCAAATCACCTTCCATAGGTCTTGTGATATTATTTTGTGGCACTCTTTGTGAAAATGTTCTTTTTGAAATAACTACTTGAACTGTGTTTTTAATCTCTAAGCCAAACTTAGAAAAGAATTCTCTTTCGCCACCATACTCTAACGAATTGGAAAGATAGAGTTCGATAGGATAAGACGATTTAAATTTCTTAACAGGATCTTCACCAAACAATAAATCTCTTGCTTCACTATTATTGTTGGGTAAGTAGAATGCTTCAAAACCTTGGACTTTAATGCTTTCAACTATTAAATCTTCAATTACCCGCTGTTCAGGTAAACTTCCGTAATTATTGAAATAGTGGTTCACCGGTGCCATTTATAATACCCAAACTCTCTTACCTGTTACAGAATCTTTATACCAAGTTTTACCTTTTTGTGATTCAGCATTTTTCTTGCAGATATCAATACTACCTTTAGGATTATTACTTGGCTTTCCTTTTTTTGCTAAACTCATTTTTTCTTTAGTTTCTTCAGAATGTTTTTTGCCTTTCCATATTGTCTTTAAGACCGCAATATGTTCTTCACTATTTTTTGAATTTCTTCTACCTTCATTCAAAGCCTTCAAATGTTCCGGAGTTATTTTTTTACCTCTTTTTGCTGCGGCCATTTTTTCTTTACTCTCATTGCTTCTTTTTTTACCTAAATTAGCGTTTCTTTGAATTTCTTTTATTATTTCTTCTTTTCCTATTTGATTTGATAACGCCATCCAAGCTGTTTTATCTTGCCATTTACCATATTGTTCAAAAAGAATACGGTGTGCTTCTGCGTGTTCTTCTACTGTTAATTCAATTAAATTTGATGGTTCATCAGTACCACCAGCGTGACGAGGTATTATGTGGTGTTTATGTTTCATATTAGTTTAAGAAAAACTCTAGTGGCGCACCGTAATTCATTTCCATCTCTCTTTCGAGTCTTTCAATTTCATCTGCGGCTTCTTTATAAATTGTTTTGCCATCTAATGTAACGCCGCCAGGTAATTGTAAACCGGCAAACTTAGAAAGATTGTTACCCCAACTTCTCTTAATAAGTTGTGTGGCATATTCTTTTAACCAACGGTCATTATATACCAAACTGTAAACATCTGGATTAATCGCTGCATAAGCTTCAGCAACTACAATAGTACCAATTGGTGCCTCAGAATAACCCCATGCCCAATCAATATACAGTCTTTGCATATGTCTCTGGAAGCGAATAGGAACTTCTCCAGTAAACATAATTTCTAGAGAACGTAAGTGTTGTTGTGTTAGAGTATAGTTGATGTACGATGCGGAGGTGAAGTCGTATAACTCATTTAATCGTAATTGATAACGTAAGTCAAACATATTAACAGTTGCCTGTGAATCAGATACCGGAAATATACGAGAAATACCTACAATTTCCATTGGGTTACCTTGAGCATCTTTAGAACCACTTAAATCAAGATATCGTTGGTCAACGTCACCCATTTGGTAATTTACAACG